ATACCTTGACAAACTAAACCGTAGATAAGGGATAATGTAACCATGAGTGACACCCAAGAAACTGGATCACTATCAGTCAAACAAGCCGCTAACGTATTTGGCGGGCTAATGGAAGCTAACGCTCAACCGGAAGCCGTTGAAGAGGAAGTGGTAGAAGAGTCCGAAGCAAATGCAGAGGACGTTGAGGTAGAGGACACGTCAGCCGAGGAATTTAGCGAGGACTCGGAATATGACCCCGAAACCAGTCAGGAAGAAACGGACGAAGCGAACGAAGAAGAGAGCACCCAGACTTACACCGTCAGAGTAGATGGTGAAGAAGTCCAAGTGTCGATCGATGAATTGTTGAGCGGGTATTCGCGGACTCAGGACTATACGCGTAAAACGATGGCACTAGCGGATCAGCGCAAGTCACTGGAAACAGAGCTTGAGCAGATTCGGAGCGAACGCGCACAGCTAACGCAGGTTCTAGAGCAAATTGATGTTCAGGACCAAGAGCAAGAGCCGAACTGGGATGCGCTATATCAGCAAGACCCACAGCAATGGCTTATTCAGCGTGAAGTGTGGCGCGAAAGGCAAGAGCGTAAACGCGCACTTGTCGAGGAGAAACAGCGGTTGCTCCAAGCGCAGGAAGCGGACAAACAGCGAATCGTCGCACAGTTTGTTGAGCAAGAACGAGGCAGATTAGCCGAGGTTCTCCCTCAGTGGCGTGATGAAAAAGTAGCGAAGGCAGAGAAGGCGAAAGTGGCCGACTATGCCAAGAAGATCGGATTCACCGATCAGGAGATCGCTCAGTTCTACGATCACCGTGCTGTGACAACGCTCTATAAGGCGATGAAGTTCGATGAGCTTCAAAGCGGTAAGCCAAAGGCTAAGAAGCAGGCGACGCCTGTTGCGAAAGCCGGAGCCGCGACAACAACGCCTAAAGGTCGAGATGCCTATCGTAAATCGCAACAACGACTCGCAAAGACAGGCAAAGTCGCAGACGCGGCTAATGCATTTAAACATTTGCTAGGTTAGGAGATTTAACTCATGGCAACTTTTACTACTTATGACGCGGTTGGTATCCGCGAAGAACTGGCTGATGTTATCTACAACATCTCGCCAGAAGAAACTCCGTTCATCTCCAACGTTGGACGTAAGTCTGTTGCGAACACATTGTTTGAGTTCCAGACAGATTCATTGGCTTCAGTCGATACAACTAACGCTGTTGTTGAAGGCGCAGGCGCAACTGCGGCAGATGCTTCTGCAACTGCAACTAAGCGTATGCAGAACTACACGCAGATCAGCCGCAAGGTTGTTTCGATCTCTGGAACTGAAGAAGTCGTCAACAAGGCAGGCCGTAACTCTGAACTGAGCTACCAGTTGGCTAAGAAGTCATCTGAGTTGAAGCGCGACATGGAAGCGATTTTGACTCGCAACCAAGCGGCTGACGCAGGCGATTCTTCAAACGCTCGCAACACTGCATCTTTGGAAGCGTGGCTCCGCACTAACACTAGCCGTGGTACTGGTACAACTGACGGTGCAAACCCAACGTTGTCTGGCACAACGTCTGGCTACCCAAATGCGGCGGCAACAGATGGTTCTGCTGACGCTCTTCGTGAGTTCACAGAAACTTTGTTGAAAGACGTTATCCAGTCTGTATGGACGGAAGGCGGCGACCCATCAATCTTGATGGTAGGCCCAACTCAGAAGCAGAAGGCATCAACCTTCGCAGGTATCGCGGCACAGCGTTACATGGCTCCAAACGACGGCCCAACAACAATCATCGGCGCGGCTGATGTGTATGTGTCAGACTTTGGTTCAGTGCAAGTTGTACCTAACCGTTTCCAACGTGATCGTTCTGCGTTCGTTCTCGACCCAGAATACGCGTCAGTGAACTACCTCCGTGATTTCGAGGTTGTTGACTTGGCCCGTGTTGGCGACTCTGAGCAGAAGCTTGTTCAAGTTGAGTACGGTCTGGAAATCAGCAACGAAGCCGCTCACGGTGTGATTGCAGATATCGACGTTACTGCCTAAGTAACGTAACTACGGAAGGGGCTTCGGCCCCTTCTTTTTATCTAAAGGTGTTGCATGGGAAACAAAAAAGTATTCAGCCATGATCCGATGACTGGGATCACTAAATATTGGCACGATAATCAGGATGGCACTGTAACGATTGAAAGCGATCAGGATGTCAGCGAAATCTTGAAAGCAAACCAACAAACCCGGAGTTCTTTCGAGAAGGGTGATAAGTGGGGAGAGATGAGCCGTGTCGCTTCTATTCCTTTGACTGTATACTATGACCTGAAGCAGAAAGGTATTCTGGATGACCAAGCCGCAATGAAGAGGTGGCTTAATGATCCAGACAACGAATTGTTCAGGACTCGCAAAGGTAAAGTCTAATGGCGATTACGAACTACGGTGAACTGAAGAGCGCGATCGGCGACTTCCTGAACCGTTCAGATTTAACATCGGTGATTCCTACATTCATCGACTTCGCAGAAGCAGAGATCAATCGAACTTTGCGTGTGCGTCAAATGGTTGCCCGTGCAGAAGCCGCGATAGACACTCGCTTCAGCGCAGTGCCGTCTGACTTTGTTGAGGCTAAGGACTTGGTGATTGTTACGGGAACTCCGGTGACACCGTTGGAGTTCGTGACTCAACAGGAAATGGCACAGATTCGTAACACAGAGATCGCGAGCGCGGGCAAACCTAAATACTTTAGCGTCGTCGGGGCGCAGTTTGAGTTTGTCCCGACGCCTGATGCTGAGTACAGTTTGGAAATGACGTATTTTGCTAAGATCAGCGCGCTAACGCTTGATGCGGATACGAATTGGTTGCTTACAGATTATCCAGACCTTTACCTGTATACTTCGCTTATGCACTCAGCGCCTTATTTAAAAGACGATGAGAGATTAGCAGTATGGGCGCAACTCGCGAAGAAAGCGAAAGAAGAGTTGATCGCAAGAGACACGAGCGCGTCATTCAATGGGTCTACACCGAAAATGAGAGTTAGGAGTTTCGGATGAGCTTTTCAGACACTTTTGAGACACACGTTCTCGACTATGTTTTTACTACTGACGTATTGGTACGCCCTACTGCGTGGTACTTAGCATTGTTTACAACAAACCCCGCAGATGATGACACTGGGACAGAAGTGACAGGAGGCGGATACGCCAGACAATCGGTCACCTTCACGGTTACAAACGACACTGCGTCAAACACGTCCGCGATCGAGTTCCCAACAGCAACAGCCAACTACGGAACTGTATCTCACGTTGGCGTATATACAGCTTCAACCGGCGGAGACTTAATTGCTCACGCGGCGCTAACAAGTTCAAAATCGATTGAGGTAGGAGACGTGTTCCGCGTACCTGCGGGTGATCTTGATATTACCTTAGATTAGTAGAGGTACAGCATGGCTCTGATAGTCAAGGATCGCGTTAAAGAAACGACGACGACAACTGGCACTGGCACAGTTACATTAGGCGGCGCGTCAGAAGGATTCCAGTCGTTTTCAGTGATTGGTGATGGGAACACAACCTATTACTCAATCGTTGATACAACAAACAGCGAGTGGGAGGTAGGTCTAGGCACATACACGGCTTCAGGCACTACTCTCAGCCGTGACACGATCTTAGAGTCATCTAACAGCGGAAGTGCTGTTGACCTCCAGACAGGGACAAAATTTGTCTTCTCAACATACCCTGCTGAGAAAGCGGCGTTCTCTGACGACATCCCAACTGCTGTCTCGGAGCTAACAAACGACTCTGGATACTTAACAAGCATCCCTGATGACTATGTGTTGACAGCAGGCGACACGATGACTGGCGCGTTGACGCTGAGTGGTGCGCCGACAGCGGACAACCACGCAACAACCAAGGCATATGTCGACAGCTTAATCGCGGCAGGTATCCACTACCACGAGCCAGTGCGCGTAGAGCGCCCTGACTCAGACGGCAATCTTTCAGCGACATACGATAACGGTACAGACGGTGTAGGGGCGACACTGACAGGAGCGCAGGAAGTTCTTGTCATTGATGGCGTGACCCTGGCATTGAATGACCGTGTGCTGATCTATAGCCAGACTGACGCAACTGAGAACGGCATTTACTACGTCAGCACTCTTGGGGTTGCCTCAACAACCAATTGGGTTCTCACGCGAGCCACAGACGCAGACAGCTATGGGTTAGGTAATCAGAGCCTCAGTGAAGGTACGTCAGTGTTTGTCACAGACGGCGATGATGGCGCAGGCGAGGTCTATACTTGTAACACGACAGGCACGATCACGTTTGGAACGACTGACATTGACTTCACACAGATTGGTAAGTCTGCTGTCATCACTGGCGGGACTGCGATCACGGTCGCTAGCAATGTGGTCAGCGTCACAGACAATGCAATTGGCGCGACTCAGCTAAACGTATCCGGCAATGGCACAGCGGGTCAGGTATTGAAGTCTGATGGCGATGGTTCGTTTTCATGGGCGGCTGACAACAACACGACTTATACAGCGGGGACTGGTCTAAGCCTTACTGGGACAACCTTTGCAAACACTGCGCCAGACCAGACCGTTTCCTTGACTGGCTCAGGTGCTACATCAATATCTGGCACATACCCTAGCTTCACGATATCGAGCACCAACACGCAGTACACAGCGGGAACAGGTCTTTCATTGAGCGGCACTACGTTTAGTCTGTCATCGACGGCTAACGCAGACACAGTAGATAGCCTCCACGCAAGTTCGTTTTTGAGAAGCGATGCAACTGATACAGCGACCGGCGCTCTGACGTTTAGCGGATCTACTACGTTCAACAATACCTTGAATTTCAACCCCAATGGTCAACAGATTACAATCGACTCTGATGGCTCTCGCAGGCTGATCGACTTCCAAAGAAGCGGAAGTTTGCGGATGAGTTTGGATCATCAAACGGGGCAGGACGATTTCAACTTTGCATTTACGTCTGGAAGCAACCTCAAGATCAATGGCAACCGCATCCTCACTACAGCCGATGAAGGTTCTGGCAATGGCCTAGATGCTGATACTCTTGATGGTCAACAAGGGTCATATTATTACCCTGCATCAAACCCTAATGGCTATACCACAAACACAGGTGATATTACAGGTGTAACTGCGGGATCATACTTAACAGGTGGTGGTACTTCAGGTGGAGTAACACTGAATGTAGATGCCACTACAGCGTCAACTGCAAGCAAAGTTGTTGCTCGTGATTCGTCAGGCGACATAAATGCTCGCTTATTCCGAAGCGAATATGACACTACGAACTCAACAGTTAACTTCATAATGACGCAGATAGACACTGCTTCAAACAATTACATTAGACCAACCACTCCTGCACAGTTTAGGTCGGCTGTAACTGATGGGACATATCCAACTAAAACAGGTGGCGGTGCTTCTGGTACTTGGGGAATCAGTATTACTGGTAGTGCCGCAAATGCTGATACTGTTGATGGCATTCATGCTTCCTCATTCCTGAGAAGCGATGCTTCCGACACTTGCTCTGGAGACATTAGCTTCACTGGAGGCGCAGGTGCTGTCACTATTACAAACTCTGATATTCGCTCTAATGCATCTTCTACTTGGACAGGTGACCCCGGAACTCAAGGTAAAATACAATACCATTCTAATCGTTGGTATATAGTTGCTGACAGCAGTTCTAACCGAATTGTTCAGTTTAGAAGAAACAATTCAGATAAATCTTATATTGACAATAATGGAAAGTTTATTGGTACTGCTTCTAACGCAGATAATGCTGATACTGTTGATGGCTATAACGCCAGTAATTTCTTGTTTAGAGACATTACAGACTCAAACAGAAATATAAATTTAAATACTGGCTCAACTAATGCAGATGGCGGTATTTGGTTAGGTAATAGTAATGATCTCCATTTATTGCAACTGTACGCATCTAGCTCAGGATTATACTATGGTTTCTTAGACGCTAAATGGGCAAGTTGGGATTTAAGGAAAACAAATGGCGGCAATCTTGAAGTTGACCACGCCGGTACGTTGTACAAAGTGTGGGACGCTTATAACGATGGTTCAGGCTCTGGCCTAGATGCTGATACTGTAGATGGCCTACAAGCCTCCGCATTCATTCGGGGTGGCAATGTTGTCAACAGTACACATCTTTTATTAAATAATGGTCAGCAGTTGAGGCTAGGTGACAGCAGTTCATCTAGCGGTGACTTACGCATTTGGGCTGATACAAATGCCACAACTACAAATTACATCGACTCGCACGACGGACATCTTTTTATCCGGGCAAACTGCACATCAGATCTAGGCAACAATATTTATATACAAGCAAAATCTGGTGAAAATTCTATCATTTGTAATGATGACGCTAGCGTTCAGTTGATGTACGACAACTCCATTAAGCTTCAGACTGACGCCGGTGGAGTTAATGTTACCGGAACTTTAAATGCGAGTTCAACAGTAGTAACCGCTTCTGCAACCATCAATAGTTACATTTATCACGCTGGTGATACCGACACTTATATTGGCTTCCCGGGTGTTGATACTTTTTGGATTAGAACAGGGGGTAGTACTAGGGTAACCGTAAATAACACTTCTTTCAGTACCACTGTACCTATTACTAGTTCTGGGGACATAACGGCGTTTTCAGACATACGCCTCAAAGAAAATGTAGAAACAATCGACAATGCATTAGACAAAGTTAAGTCTATGCGTGGCGTTACATATACTAAAGACGGGAAAGATGGTCTTGGTGTTATCGCTCAAGAAGTTGAAGAGGTTATTCCTCAAGTTGTATTAACTGCGGATGACGAGATTGGCACAAAGTCTGTCGCATACGGAAACATGGTCGGATTGCTGATTGAAGCAGTTAAAGAACAACAGGAACAAATAGACGCACTCAAGAACGAAATCACTGCACTGAAGGGGCTTGATTAATGGCGTTGCAAACATCTGGTGCGATATCACTCAGTGACGTTCAAACAGAGTTTGGTGGCTCAAACCCAATCTCTATCAGTGAATACTATGGTGTAGGTGGGGGCGGTGCAACACAACCTTTAGGACTGTCCCCTGCACTGTTTACAGTTTCTGGAAACAATGCGGTATGGACTTCTCGCTCTATAGATATTTCCGCCTATGAGGGATGTGGCGTTCGTCCTGTTTTTTTACACACCAACATGTCGAACTTTCGGTCCGACTTGCAGTTAGATCTAATAGGTTTTGGAACAAATTTAGAGTCTTTTGAGTCTGCATCCTCTGTTGGAGCTTGGCAGACAACTACTGCTGGAAACACGGCGGATTATACTTCAGCTTCTTTTACGTCGTTAGGTACTGGGACTACAAACGGAAGATGGAATAGAGATTCTGGGGGTACTCCATCGAGCAGTACGGGCTTGACATCTGCCGCCGGTGGATCTTGGTATGTTTACACAGAAACATCTAGCAATTTTTCTTCAAGCAACAAATATTGGTTAAAGCGGTTGACTAGCACAACTATTACTTCTAGTAACAATACATTTAAGTTTTCAGAGGCTCGTTACGGCAATACTATGGGAACTCTGACCGCATACCTTGAGGTGATTAGCGCACCTGCCAGTGGAGGCGCACCTGCGAGCGGCACAATAAGTCTTTCAGACTTTTATGGACTAGCGGGTTCAACCGATCTGTTGGGAACAAGTACTATATTTCAAACTTTTTACCCTATCGTTGGGTACGGAAATGGGTTTACTTATAATAGCACCACAAGAACAGGAGGCACATTAAGCCCAACTGCAATCCCCGGAACTAGCCAAAATATAGTCGGTGTAATTGCGTACTCTAATCCCGGATTCCAAGGGGTATACTTATACACCGATGGGACTTCAAACTCTGGTTGGACATCGGTTACAATCAGTTCAGATAATGGATTCAGAACTTATACTGCTAACCGTGCGAATCTTCCCTTTACACTAGCTTCTTCTGTAGGCGGAACTAACAGTGGATACGGAGGATTCTGGACTTTAGCTACGCAAGGTGCAACGCCCGGTTATTATGCTTATGAAGCAGTAAACGGCGCTAGTTCACCGGCACAGTCTGGCAACGCTTTTACAATTGTGTTCACCTAATAGGTTCCGGTATGAAAATACGCCCGTGGTTTGGCCCAATTAAATGGTACATGAAGCTCTGTGGATTTCAGGGATGGACATCGTTCTGGAATGTCATCTACCTTGATCCTGAGCACATGGACGATGAGAAATTAATACGTCACGAAAAGAAACACTTAGAGCAGATTGAACAAGAGGGTCGCTTAAAATTTGCCGTGAAGTATCTATACTACACAACTAGGCATGGGTACTGGAATAACCCATATGAAGTAGAAGCAAGAGAAGCGGAAAACCTATGAATCACACATTAACTCTCACAACAGATGAACTTAACCTTATTCTTGGCGCACTGGGCGAATTGCCTGCAAAAGCGTCTATGGGGTTAATAATGAACATCCAACAGCAAGCGCAACAACAGGGGCAACAACCACAACAACCTGTTGAGGCGGAGCCTGTCGAGGATTAAGGGATGCTTTTTGGGGCGTTTGCATTTAGCGAAACTCCTTACTCCGAACACAGCACGGGGGGTATAAAGGACGCCTCAGCAACAGCAAATTGTATCCTTGCAAATTCTTTAATTGGGGGCAGAGTTACTCATGCCTCCGCATCAATAGAGACAACATCGGGCGAAACAAGTTACATCGATATTGAAAGAGTTCGATTGACGCCGGTTGAAGTAAATTCAGTGTCAGTTAATACATTGTCCCCCGAAAGGGCGCGGAACTCTTCTGGCTCAATATTGACTAGCCTAAGTGTCGATGGGGACAATCATCAGCGTGTTCGCGAAAGTTCGCAGTCAACGGTTGCATCTACAGCCATAGCGGCATCGGTGACTCGCGTGAGGAACGACGAAGGAGCGACTTCAGCGACAGCAACTTTGTCGCCCTCCGCGCTTCGCGTCGTTCTAAGAAGCGCCGGGATAACTACCTCCTCATCAGCAATATCTAGCCAAGAGCGCATACGTCTTTTTGATTCATCGTCATCGGCAAATCTTTCTGTGGCCGCGAGCGGGAGCTATGTAGCTCAAGTTGCTTTGTCAATTCCGACGACTTCCTCAACGCAAGCCGCAGGAGGCTACGTTAAGATATCAAGCGCATCGGTCGAGGCTATTGTTAACTTCTTAGCATCTGGCCGAGAGAAGTGGGAGTCGATTGTAGATTCCGGCGAAACATGGGGTACAATATCAGTATCTCCAGATACTTGGAGCGACATCGCAGATTCAGACAATAGTTGGGCTGATATCGCTAAAACACCTGAAGCTTGGAGCGCGGTTGCGGACTCCTCAAAAACTTGGACGGGATTACCTTAAATGGCAGATACAACGACGACCAATTACGGATTAGTAAAGCCGGAAGTTGGAGCCTCAACGGACACATGGGGAACCAAGCTCAATGGAGTGATCGATGATCTGGACGAATTGCTTGGTGGTGATACCGCTGTAACAGGCATCGATATCAACTCTGGATCGATTGACGGCACGGCGATTGGCGCTAACAGTGCATCAACAGGCAACTTCACTTCAGTCTCAATCAGCGGCACAGATTACACGTCAACAATCAATGACGCAGGACTGGCATCGATTGCAGGCTTAACAACAGCCGCAGACAAGATGATCTACACTACTGCGGCAGATACATACGCAACCACATCCCTTACGGCGTTTGGCCGAAGCTTGATTGATGACGCCGATGCGTCTGCCGCCCGGACGACTCTCGGGCTAGGAACAGCCGCAACAACTTCCTCAACTGCTTACGCGACAGCGGCTCAAGGCACGACAGCGGATAGCGCATTACAGCCTGAGGATAATATATCTGAGCTTACTAACGACTCTGGATATATTACGGGTTACACGGTAACAGAGTCAGATGTCACAACGCATCAAGCCGCTTTGAGCATTACTGAATCACAGGTCAGTGACTTAGGGGCGTATATCACAGACTATACAGTAACTTCTGCTGACGTAACTGCTCACCAAGCGGATCTTAGTATTACTGAATCACAGATTAGTGACTTAGGTTCGTATATCACCGGCAACCAAACGATCACTCTTTCCGGCGACGCAACAGGGTCAGGTACAACATCAATCCCTGTATCTCTTGCGTCGAATACTGTTGGCGTTAATGAGCTTAACCTTACAGACGGAACTGCCGGTCAGTTTCTCAAAACAAATGGTGCAGGAGCTATTTCGTTTGCGGATGCGCCAACTCAGGCGACTAACTTTACTACCTTAGAAATCGAACCAACAGACGATCATGCAATTCTTTATCTGCGAAACACTACTGCAAATACTTTTGTAAATTCTAAGTCATATCACGAAATACGATGGGATGCGAAAGACTTAGCCGGTGTAGATGTGAATTATGCCTTAATTCAGGGGATAACGGGTTTTAGTGACACGGCCACCTTGAGATTTAAGGTAAAAGAACCCTCTCTGACTACTTATCTTTCAATTAACGGACAATCTGGGCTTATAGAGGCCAATAAAAACATAAGGATTAATCAGTCGGGCGACGGCATTCTTTTCTCAGCCACACCCGACGCAACCGGAATGAGCAACGAGCTACTCGACGATTATGAAGAGGGAACGTGGACTCCAAACCTCTCAACAGCCTCCGGCACGTTTTCGACAATGAATGTCACAGGGGCGACTTGTAGCTACGTTAAAATTGGAAAACAGGTGACTCTTCAAGGAGCCTTTAACACCTCCGATGTTTCAATAGGGACAGCAATCGGTGGTCTTAGGCTCACTGGTATACCATTTGTTCCTGCCAACGATCATGCAAGGGGAGCTTGTTATGGGGCGTTATTTGCAGGAGAGAGGCCTACTCAAGTCAGTACTGATAATGGAAATCACCTTGAATTCTGGTACTCATCTAGCGTTACCTCAAACCCTTCACTACTTCAAGCTTCTGATTTGATGACAGGAGCTAGTACAAACAATATTTTTAGATTCACAATAACTTATGAGGTTTAAGCAAAGTGGCATTAACTAAAGAAATTACAACTGATCAAATTGAAGTCGTTGGAGAACATAAGTTTGTACAAGTTCGCACTCGTACAACGATTAGCGAAGACGGCACTGTGATCTCTTCTTCTCTCCACCGGCACGTTCTTGTCCCACGAGTAAAGTCTGGCGACCCTGCAACATGGGGCGACACAGACATCTCAGGTGAATCCACAGAAGTGCAGGCGATTTGTAACGCTGTGTGGACTAGCGCAGTAAAGACAGCCTATGAAACACATACGGATGCGCAGGAAACCTAGTAATGGAAATGATGCTTTGGAACGCCGCTCTTTCTGTTGTATTAGCGGCAGTCACTTGGTTTGCTAACACTACTTGGCGAGAGTTGCATCGCCAAAACATCTTGCTTAATAGAACAAGAGAAGAGATGGCGAAAGAGTATGTGACCAAAGCAGAAGTCCACGCTGACATCAACCGAGTTATGGACCGTCTTGATGCACTAGATGCAAAGCTTGATCGGTTTCTAGAAAACAGAACGGCAGGGAAATGATATGTCGCAATCTCTGCCTCCTCCTCCGACTGGTAAGTTGTGGTCGGACTGGGGTACTCGCCTCAACATCTACTTAAACAGGATTCGCTCGCAACTTCAGCACAAGTCTGGAGACGAGTCTGCGGATACTGATGGAATCTTTATTTACGACCCTCAAATTGACCAATGCGTTGTTTCTGTTAATGGCGTATTTAGACCGCTAGGGTTCGGGTCAAACGCTGTCGGGTCATACGGCGCTTTCTACACAAACGTTGAACATGACGCAGGGACGGTCAACACGGCCACAGCGATCACATGGGAAGGCACTGGGTACTCAAACGGTGTCGCGATCGACGGCACAACCACTAGCAGGATTAACTTCACAAACGCAGGCACATACGCAATCGACTTCTCGGCTGAGCTTCATTCTGAGAACTCAAGCGCAAAGAAGATTTGGATATGGCCGCGCATCAATGGAACAGACGTTCCCAACTCCACAATCGTCACGACGCTGACATCAAACGACGACAGAATCGTTGTTAGCCGTGCCGGTATGTTCACTGTATCAGCGGGGGATTACCTAGAAGCAGTGTTCGCAGTCGATGATGTCGATCTCGACATTCACGGGACAGCCGCAACAGCGTTTGCGCCTGCATCTCCGTCTGCGACCATCTCTATATTTGGAGTTGCCTAGATGATTATGGAAACAATCGCAGTAATTTCTGCGGCTAACTCTGCAATCTCAACGATTAAAGAAATGGTAGGGAACGGGCAGGATTTGATGTCGTGCGGTTCTCAGTTATCGGAATACTTCAACGCAAAGTCTGAGATCCAAAAAAGAACTCAAGAGAAAGGTTCATCTGATTTAGACCTCTTCATGGCTAACGAAGAGCTAAAAGCCAGAGAAGCAGAACTGAAAGAAATGATGATCTACCAAGGGCGCGGAGGGATGTGGCAAGACTGGCTTGCTTTCCAAGCCAAGCAGAAGAAAGCCAGAGATGAAGAAAAGAAAACGGCAGAGCGCAAGAAACTGGCTCGCAGAAAAGCCATCAAGACTGCACTTACTTATGGTGCTGTTGGCGTTTTTACTCTCGGTATTGTGGGCGGGGCCGTGGCCCTACTACTGTTTCTTATTAGTCACCGAGGTAGCTAAGCAATGATCTGGATACTATTCATCATCATGCTCGACTCCGATCGCTACTACGTTCAGCCAAACAGTTTTTACTCATCAATGGATAAATGCTTTGAAGCGCGTAGCGTCTTCATGGCGACCGCCCCACAGCCAAAGATTAACTATGAGGCGGTGTGCATACAAACGGATAAGGTGCAAATGCAATGACGACAATCGAGAAATACGACTTAAACGGTGATGGAGTTCTTGATGCAGAGGAGCGCGAAATCCTCATCGAGGACCGCCGACGCAGAATGTTGGACGATGACTCACAACGCGACCAGTCCAGACGCATGATTTGGTTCGTGCTATTTGGGATGCTTGGCTACCCGTTCTTCGTGATCGTTGCGGAAATGCTTGGCCTCAGTAAAGCAACTGAGATCCTCGGGTCGATGGCGACAATTTACTTTCCCGCCACGTCTTTAATACTTGCTTCGTTCTTCGGAGCAAACGCGTACCAAGCGAAGAAGAGCGACTAATGAAAACCTGCGCTTATGTGTATACACGAGGTGTATACATTGCGGAGTGCGGGTCTGAATTGATATTCCGTCCAACGAGTCGTTGCGACAAGTGCGGGCGGAAAGTTGTGGAAAGGAGAAAATATGTTACAGGCACTAATCGGCCCAGTAAGTAGCTTATTAGACAAGGTGATCCCTGATGCGGACGAGAAAAACAGGCTCGCACATGAGATTGCGACGATGGCTGAAAAGCAAGCTCACGAAGCGGCTATGGCTCAAGTTGAAGTCAACAAAGCAGAAGCACAGCACAAGTCGATCTTTGTTGCCGGATGGAGGCCGATGGTCGGTTGGACGTGTGCGGTCGCGCTTGCATACCACTTCGTGCTTGCTCCACTTATTCTTTTTGGAGTTGGTATATCTGGTGTCGAAATACCTGACCTCCCTGCGTTCGATATGGACTCGCTGATGACTGTCTTATTAGGGATGCTTGGGTTAGGCGGATTAAGAACTTACGAGAAACAGAAAGGATTAACTAAATAATGTACGAATTATCACAACGTTCTTTAAGTAGATTGGATGGTGTCGACGAGAGGTTGGTTAAAGTAGTATGCGCGGCAATCAAACTAAGCAACGTCGATTTCGGCGTCTCAGAAGGATTACGAACCGAAGAGCGGCAGAAAGAGTTAGTTTCCAAGGGCGCGAGCAAAACGATGAAGTCGAAGCACTTGGAAGGAAAGGCGGTTGACCTTGTTGGGTACATCGGCGGCTCCGTGTCATGGGAAGTGACGACTTACGACGACATCGCTGATGCAGTAAAGATGGCGGCTCAAGCGGAAGGCGTCAAAGTGCGTTGGGGTGCGGCTTGGCATATACCTGACATATGTGAGTATGGCGGCACGATGGAAGAAGCGATGAACGATTACGTCGATCTGCGCCGCTCGCAGGGCAAGCGACCGTTTATCGATGCGCCGCATTTTGAGTTAATGGACTGATGTGAAAGCGCGAGTCGATGGAAGGGATACCGAAGACTCGCAAAGAGGCGGTTGCGAGTGGCAGTGATTACTACTTCACCAATGTTCCATGTAGCCGTGGACACATCGCGCCCCGCTTCACCAGTAACAAGAACTGTCGCGACTGCATTAACGAGCGAAACCGAGAACGAACGACCAAAGGTTACTGGAAGGGATACGGTAACCTTGAGTACAAACGAAAGAAGCGGGAAGCCGCAAGCGAGCATTACAAAAAGCACAAGCACTTATACAGGAATAACAATCGAATTAGACGGAAGCGTTTACTGTTTGCGTCGGTGTTCACCGAAGAAGGCGAGCGGCGGATGAAACTCAAGTATTTAGAAGCGCAGAGACTCACACTAGAAACTGGCGTAGAATATGTGGTAGACCACATTGTGCCTTTAGCGCATAAACTTGTTTGCGGCTTACACAACGATGCGAATACGCAAGTGATTACCGCAGAAGAAAACGCAATAAAGCACAACAGCTTTAGCATTGAGGATGACTAATGCCATTAGTACCGCTCGACATACCTCCCGGAGTTTATCGAAACGGGACAGAATACGAATCCAAGGGTCGTTGGTTTGACACGAATTTAGTTCGTTGGCGCGAAGGGCGTCTTGAGCCTGTCGGCGGTTGGACTAACTTCGATGCAACGTCTCCCGCAATCAGCGGAACGGCGAGAGGGATTCATTCATGGAGAAACAACTCGCAGAATCCAAGGCTAGCTGTTGGTACTTCTACAAAACTGTATATTTCAACGGGTGGAAAGTTTTACGAAATCCAACCGGCAGACCTAGTCGAGGGGCGGGAAGACTCTTTCTTAGGCGTTGGCTACGGGTCGGGCAACTTCGGCCAAGAGCCTTATGGCGTAGAGCGCATAAGTGGCGAGCTAACACTAAACGCAACAACTTGGTCGCTTGATAACTGGGGCGAATATCTGGTTGCTTGTTCGACGGCTGATGGTCGGCTTATTGAGTGGACAGGCGATGAAAACGTTGTTGCCGCTGTGATCGCCAATGCGCCTATTGATTGCCAGGGTCTTCTTGTTTCTAACGAACGGCACTTAGTGGCGTTAGGCGCTGATGGCGACCCGCGCAAGGTTGCTTTCTCGGACCAAGAAGATAACACCACATGGACTCCTGCGGCGTCTAACCTAGCAGGAGACTTGTTGCTAGAAACGTCAGGCAACATTAAATGCGCCAGAAAGGTTGGCGCTGATATCTTGATCTGGACAGACGTTGATGTCCACTTGATGCGATACCTTGGCCCTCCGTATGTTTACGGCATTGAGCGCATTGGCACGAACTGCGGGATCATTGGTCCGAATGGCATGGTCGTTGCGGGGAACACGGCTGTCTGGCTAAGCGAATCCGGGTTTTGGATTTATGACGGGGCAATCAGGCCATTACAGTGCGACGCCTTAATTGATGTAACAGACCAGATTAACGCAGGACAGGGTAACAAAACGTTTGGCGGGCATAACTCAGAGTTCGGCGAAATGTGGTTCTTCTACCCATCAGCATCGTCTACCGAAAATGACAAGTACATCATTTACAATTATAGGTATGGACACTGGGCGGTAGGCTCCCTAGCAAGAACCTGTTGGGTAGACCAAGGTGTGTTTAGGAACCCGATCGCTGTCGACCCAGATGGCGTATCTTATTTCCACGAGATTGGGTCTTTGGATAACGGAGCAACGCGAGTTGGTGATGTGTACGCTGTCAGTGGTCCGATTGAGCTTGGGCAGGGGGATAGATTTGCAGTCGTTGACCGAATCATTACCGACGACTACGAAAACCTCCCATCGTTAAAAGCAGTCATCGGGACAAAGAATACGCCAGAGGAAAGCTACTCTGACTCAGAGTTTCTACT